CTGGACAGGGTATAGGAACTTACTCATCATGAGCAGTGATGGCTGTCTGCCATCATGCTCTAGTCCGCATGAGAGCAATCTCATGTGGAATCTCCAACTTTCAAGACTACTTAATTCTTGGTGATGACGTTGTCATCGCTAGGAAAGAAGTAGCTGAGTCTTATATTAAGATTATAGAGAGTATTGGGATTTCCATTTCAATTCCAAAAAGTGTTGTCAGTAATGACACACATTTTGGTGTTGAATTTGCTTCTCGATACATCATCGCTGATGGGGTGGATATTTCGCCACTATCGATTGGTCATCTCTTTGAGCCTACAGTCGAAAGACTGTTTGCTCTCTGGGATGAACTCTTAGAACGTGGTGTAGAATTCAATGCTTGGCCAAATTATTGACACGCTTATGATTTTAAATCTCATTTTCCTTTAGCTGATAAAGCTATTGGTCATGAGGAATTAAGCACAGTTTGAGCTTATGGGAAGGTTTTCTCTTTTTGAGATACTTTACCTTCTCATATAGTTCATTCTGGGTTATTGGAGGCACCGTTAGGTTCACCTCTTCTAACCGAGGAAATGCGTTCGATCTGGGAATCTCTTCCCATTTCAAAATACATTTCTTACCTTAAAGAATTGAGACATCGTAAGATATCTTTATTCAATAAGGCGCTTAATTCTGCTGAAGTAGTAATATTCGATAGGACAATGTTTAAAAACAAAGTCTTAAAGAATATTCCTAAACATCAATTTGAGGCCATAAACTACCTCGATACTTGGGATGAGCTTTGAATTCTTTTCCAATCTCCTTTCCTTTCGGTTCAAACCCGATTAGAAATTAAATTGGAAGAAATTCTTGCCTCCAAAGATGGAAACTCTCTCCCTATACCATACGGTGGAATTACATTCCGTCGTAAGTACTGGGAAGGTTTAACTTTATTGCCTGACACTCTTGAAGATTTAGAAGAGCTAACTCTCCTCTCTAAGGGACCTCTTGCGTTGTTCTTACGATCAACGTTTGAGTTATCCTCAAAGAAGGGAATTAAGCGTCTATCATCAACTCGATTATCAGGTTCTAAAATTAAAATGTTATGGGAATCATCATTGAAGGTTAATTCTATCAAGGGGTTATTGAAAAATAACATCCTTGGTAAATTTGTACCTTCTTTAACTATTCCAGGGACAAAGTTTACTATATTAAAATATACTAAACCAAGTCCTCGTATTTTCGTCTTAAATCAACGAAAATAATGCATAACGATCTGGAGACCTCAAATGTTTCACTATCTAATTGTGAAATTAGAATAGTCA